TTGCTTTTGCAACTGCTCCTGCCAAGACCCCGCTGGAAACCGACCGCGATTCCCTGAAGGGCATCGACTACCTGATCAACCGGACGCACTATCTGGTGCATCCGAATGGGATCAGCTGGACCGGCAATGCTGCTGGCAATGCTCCTACCAATGCTGAGCTTGCTACTGGCACCAACTGGGACAAGGTGTTCACCGATGACCGCAACATTCGGATCACGCAGCTTCGCTGCTATATCTGATCGCTGTTGTGATAACTGCCCCTCTTCGGAGGGGCTTTCCACTATCAAGTAATCGTCATGTCGATCACTACTTTCCGACTCGCACGTGAGCAAGAAGAGGCAAAGCTCAAGGCTGAAGCCAAGGTTGAAGCTGCTGCTTGTCCTGCTCCTGTTGAACCCGCTCCTGAGGCCAAGAAGGCCCCCGTGGGCGCCCCCAAGACCAAGACCACTACTGTTAAGGGCTGAGCCCTAGAGAGGCACGCACATGGCCTTCGTGTCGACATTGGGAGCTGCTGATGCCAACTCCTTCCTGAGCGTTGCGAGGGCTACGTCGCTACTTGGGGATCTGCCCGCCAGTGCAGGCATTACAGCTTGGCTTGCATTGACTAGCACTCAGAAAGAGCAGACGCTTGTTGCTGCAACAATGACAATCAACCCCTTGAAATGGAAGGGGCGAATCATTGACGATACGCAGTCTCTTTCTTGGCCGCGTTTGATCAAGATTGATGGGCGTCAGCTTTCAACAGAAGAGCTGCCTATTGACTTTGAAATTGCCGTTGCCTACATGGCAGCATTTCTTGGAAGTGGGGGTGGATATACCTCTGTCGCCGTAGATGATGGCGGCTCTTCGCTGCGTAGTACGAATCAGTACGAAGAAGTTGAGCTTGGCGATGGGGCGCTGCGTGTAAAGTTCAAAGGTGGCGATGTTCCTCAGACGGGTATTGATTACATTCCGCCATTTGCGATGGACATTCTCTATCGCTACATGATTGATCCAAGCTTCAATCAGCCTTACGTGAGTCGTACAAGTACCGCTCGCGTCGATCCCTATTACGGCGGCGGCGCTTTTCGCCCTCGTCGTATTCGCTTTGCCGGCGGCCAAGTGTTCCCGACCTATGGCGGTTGGGCAAGCAATCCGCTGTGATAAGCCATGGCACTTGTTGACGACATCTTTTCTTCGATTCCAGGGCCACTGATCTCTCAGTTTGGGATTAGTGCTGTCTACATTAAAGCGAGCGCTAATCAGAGCTATGATCCTGAGTCGGGTACAGTGCTTGGGATTTCAACAGAGATCCCAGTCAGGATCGTTGTGTCTGCGTTGAAGCCTGAAGAGATGCAAGGTCTTTATCAGCAGACGGACGTAAGAATTATCATTTCCGCCGATTCTCTTTCTGGGTACTATCCGCAGACGACAGATTCTATTCGATATACACAGAATGGGGCTGCAAGAACTGCAAAGATCGTCGGGATGGAATCGTATCGAGGTGATAACGCTATCATGCACTCAGTAGTTGCGAGGCTAGGTTGATATGGCACCAAGAAGAATTAGACGCGCAACACCAAAGCGGGTCGCTTCTTATTTCGCTGCTGCGCAAAAAGGAATAGCGGCAGAATTAAAAAGAGATTTAGACAGAGAGCTTGCTGGTGGCATCCAAGGCTTTGCTATTAAATCAATGAATACTCTTGCGGAAAAGGGACCGGCCTGGACTGGCGAGTTTTCTGCCTCATGGGGTTTTGCGCCAGCTGGGCGAACTCCGAACACACCTGGAACGACTGGGAGAATTTACAGATATACAAAAAATGATGTACCGATTAGGGACATTGAAAGATTTATTCGGGATGGTGTGACGAAATTTAATATAGTAAATACGTCTCCGCACGCAGCGATTGCAGTTGATGAGGAAGAGGGCGTTTTTGAGAGACCTTCTTATCACCCAAGACCGATTGACGAAGACAGGTGGGTTCACGGAGACGCGCAGCCGCGCCCAGGCTCCAGGCCTGTGATCGGTCAAATTGTTGATGAAAATGATCCAGACGCGAATTCAAGCAGAACAGCACCTCCTGACTGGTTTGTAAATTACCTCAAGGGTGGCGGGTTGCAAAATGACCTAAAGACTGGTTTTACGTTTGGATACGAAAGGGCCTATTGATGAACTACCAATCAATCCGCGCCGTAATTGAAGCGCCGCTTCTCACCGCCTACAACACACAGGTGCCCCCGATCCCTGTCTACTTTGATAACATCACAGCGGTTCCGCCTGACCCACCGAAAGAGTACGTTCGCGTCAACGTAACTTTTGGACTGACAACAGAATCAACACTCGATGGCTCTCTTGACTATGCAAGGGGCGCCTTGATCATTCGCTGCTTCACGCCAAAAAGCATTGGCCCTGCTCGCTGCCAGCAAATGATCCAACTCGCGAAACAAGTTATTGATACTTTGAATGCAACGCAGAAAACTTCAACATCGACCTACGTGCGTGTTGGGCAAATTAGCGGACCCTCTTTTCAGGCGCCAGATAACTCTCCTCACTTTATGGGGCGTATTGATGCAGGCTGGCAGGCCAGCGTGAAATAGATCGCTAACCTGTGTGTAGCTGGGCAGTGCCCACTAAAGCCACTACCCCCGAATTGTCATGGCTACCATTCTGTCCGGCATCTCCGGCGCCTTTTACTACAAGCCTGCTGGCACTGTTGACGGTTTCATTGAAACCGCCATTAATACCTCCACGGACACTGTTACTCTTACTCCAAACCTGAATCTCCAGGCTGGTGATCCGATCAAGTTCCGTATTTACAATCCGAACACCGGGGCGACTGTTACACCCGATGCATCGAATGTGATGCCAGCTCTTGATGCTGGCTCCCTTAGCACGACCGCCACTTACTACGTGTTGACCTATAGCACAAGTACTGGCGCACTTGCCTTCTCTGCTACGCAAGGCGGTGCTTCTGTGAACTTCTCGGATGACGGCACTCTTGCCGCTCCGAACAAGTTTGAGGTTTATTACGCCGATTTTGCTGCTGTTGCTGAAGTGCGTGATTGGTCGCTTGAGATCACACGTACTGAAATTGACGTGACCACAATCGGCAAGCAACCTGGGCAATTCGTGCCTTTCCGCACATTTATTGCCGGCTTCGGTGAAGCTACTGGATCCGCAACTGTCTACATGACAGACGAGGATGCTGCCAGCGCCAACCGCATGATCCAGGACGTGCTGCTCCGCAAGCAAGTGGGCGCCAGTGTTCGCCTGTACGTGGATCAGGTGTTCAGTGGTGGTGTTCTGAACGACACACTGAGCCGCTCGATCTACATGGAAGTGGCACTGACCTCTGCCTCCCTCGCGGTGAACCCCGACGATGGCCAGCAGATCAGCATCAATTTCCGCCCGCTGGATCAGCCCACCTTCGACCTGACGACGACCGCCTGATTGTTTCCGTAGGTGACATGCCCCGCTTCGACGGGGCTTTTCTTTTACCTCTTCAAGATCATGCCTGATGCAGTTGTTCACGGAACTCTCCCCACTGGTGCAGCAAGAGAGATTGATGCGACGAGTGATGGTAAGCTTGAAGTCGATGCAAGCTTTTCTGGCGTTTCAGTCGATGCGTTTGCTCGCTTAAGAACCTCATCGGCCCTTACACTTTTTGATTCAAGTCATCGTTACGCAGATAATGGGCGCTGGGTTACAAGCACCGCAACTAGCGGAGCTGCAACTTTTTCAGCGAACGAAGGCTTAGTAAATCTTGCGGTTACTGCAGATTCTGGCTCAAGGGTCTACAGGGAGACAAGGCGTTGTTTTAGTTATCAGCCTGGCAAGTCGTTACTTGTTCTTAGTTCGTTCGTGATGAACGCTGCGAAGGCTGGCTTCAGGCAGCGTGTTGGATATTTTGGTACTGCGAATGGCATTTATCTTGAGCTTGATGGCTCAACTCTTTCTTTTGTTGAGCGCAGCTCTGTTACTGGGTCAGTCGTAGAGACAAGAGTTGCACAAGCGGATTGGAACGGAGACAGGCTTGACGGATCTGGTGAGTCTAAAATTGTTCTTGACATCACTAAAGCTCAAATCTTCTGGGCCGATATTGAATGGCTTGGCCTTGGCACCGTAAGAGCAGGATTCGTGATTGACGGTGTTTTTATTCATTGTCACTCTTTCCATCACGCAAATCTGATTTCTTCTACTTATATTACAACTGCGTCGTTGCCACTCAGATACGAAATTGAAAATACTTCTGCGACATCA